CTTGTCAATACCAAACTAATATTTTCTTCTATGTTTACAATTCTTTTTATACCTTTCATCATAAAACACCTCAAATCGCTAAAATTTTACCCTTATAATCGTTTTAAAATCATTTTTGGTATAATTACTCATTTTTAATCTTAAAACGCTCAGAAGCGGTTTAAATACTTCTGAATTTTAAGTACGTAAAATTATTTCTCTCGCTTCTTCTAAACTTCTAGCAACACCATATATTACATTCTGTTTTGATAATGCTTCTTTAAAAACTTCTTGTTCTTTTCTAAGTTTCCCTTTTGGAGTTTTAACCTCTAAGAAAATTGCTTTCCCGTCTGTTCTTCTAAATCCAAATAAATCTGGAAAGCCATTTGGTACTCCTGTAGAAATAATTCTATCTCCTACTTTAAAGCTACCAACATTAATTCTAAAAATAACTGCAATATCATTAATCCCATTTCTAATAGTGTTTTGAATGTCTGTTTCTTTCAAAATATCACCTCTATTTTTTAATGTGTGTATAGTGTGTATAGTTTTCACCGTTTTCTATATTTTTTATATATACTTTTTTATATTTTTCTATATGTAAATAATATAGAAATACTATTAAACTATACACACTATACACACTTCTTTTAAAACCTCATACTTATGTCTTGATAAAACTGTCCAGAACGCTTACGAACCTTAATATATCCCTTATTATCCATCTCTCTCCCAAATTTAGTTGAGGTTAGGATAAAAAATCCGTTCTGAGCACAGTAATTTTTATAGTGTTGATATAATTCAGCTGCCTTGACTTCTTTACCTAAATTATTACTAACACATTCATCAAGGAATGTACTTACAACGTCCATTTCCTGTCTGTATTCTTTATTTGCCATAAGAATTTTCTCGCATATTCCCAGGCGTTCTTTTTGCCATAACTCCAAACCTTTAAGCATCCATTGTAATATTCCATCACTCTCAGCTAAAAGTTTTGATGTTAAATCTGGATCAACTTCTTCATCTGTAAATTCTCTAGTAAACGGAATTAAACGAATACGTCTCCAAATACCCTTATCAGTCCCTCGAATTATAGGGCGGTGGTTGGTTGCCATCCACAACTTAAATTTAGGTGTAAACTCAAATTCATTAGCATGTAAGAATCTAGCTGTAACTGTGTCTCCGCTGGTTAACTGCTTAACTAAACCTTCGTTAAACCTCATACCATCATTACTCTCAACTGTAGTTACAAATCTAGCATCTTTAAGCCGTGCTATATCACTATTAGCACCTTGACTTTGTCTAACCATAAGTGAATCTGGTTGAATATTAGCTCTATAATCTCCAAATATGTGACTTACCACATCCATAAACACAGACTTTCCGTTTTTACCATTACCGTTCAAGATAAAAATTACCTGTTCTGTTGTCAGTCCTGTAAGTGAGTAACCTAACGCTTTTTGTATCCACTTAATAAGCTCTGTATCGCCTTCAAAAATTTCTAGTAAGAATTGCTCCCAACGCGGACATTTTTTACTTTCATCATAGTTAACATTAGCCTTTTTAGTGAATTTAAAACTAGCATCATGCGGTATATTCATACCACTAACCATATCATAAACTGAATTTTCTAAATTAATTAACATATCATTACTGTTAAATTCACTGATATCTATTGAATTCTTATACATCGCTTGCTTGATACCTGCAACTGTTCCTCTATTACTTCTAGAGTAGTTTAAATGCTTTTCAAAGGCTGTCTTCATTTTCTTAATACGTTTTTCGTAGTCTTCTAAAAACTCACCTTCTAGTTTATCCATCGGAAAACCTTGTTTTTTTAGAACAATTACACTCTGTTCAAAGTAATCATTAATCCTACCTAACGTATCAAATACCCAACGTTTACCATCGTATAAATACCAACCTTTGTTAGTGTAAGAATACAAGGCTCTATCTTTAAATATATCTGTAAACCTATCCGCATTTCCCGTATCATCCCACGGATAATGTTTATCCATGTATAATTCTGGTAAAAATTCACGCTTTTTATATCCATCTAACGCTTTTTTAATCGTTAAATTACCATAAGTATCAGCACCGTGTTTTTTATCCCATTTTTCACGGTATAACTGGCTCTCACGTACTGCCTTATCCATCAACTCAGCATTACCATCTGTGAAATATGCAACCATTGAACAAAGTGCTAAGTCCGCCTCAGATTGACTTGGATATTCGTTAAATTCACCACTATATAATTTTCTGAACTTCTCATTTTTAACTTTTAAAAGGTCATTAAAATTAACTATTCGCTTATCTTGAACACCATAGTCCATTACTATTTTTGGTTGTTCCATGTATTTTTTATAGATTTTCTCTAGTTCTTGTTGTCTGTCGTATACTTCATCTGGACAACCTTTTAAGATATTTCCAGTCATAGCGAAAAATCTTGCTTCTTGGTACATCTCAAGAGTACCTTTCCTGTTGACTCCTCCAGGAATTGAACCACGTATAATTATATGTAGTCCCTTACCACTCACAGATACTTCTGTGTAACTGTTAAGTGTATTAATTATTTCTAATGTTTTTGTATCAATTTTATCTAAATTTACGCTATCAATATCAATTCCAACATATGGTGGAGTGAAGAAAAATCCCACTCCATCATATTCATCTGCATAAAGTAACGCTGTATCATAGTCAACCCATGTTGATGGATCATTACTCTTTGCGCCTTTTTTCGTTTCCGGATTAATAGGTAGCTTACTTAATTTTTCAGTATTTTTTTGCTTAACTAACTTATAGCAACACCACTGCTTTAAATCTTGTAATTCACTTGGTATCATTTAACACCTCTTAAATAAATGGATTTACTAAATCTTCAAGGTCGTCCGCCGGTTTAATATCTCTTAAATTGATACTTACTTTACCGCTATTAGGATTAGTATAGTGTTCTACTCTAACAGAGATAGGTTTTTCACTGTGTTCAGATAACGCAGCAAAAAATTCATCATAACTTTGATACTCAGTTTCTTCTGGAATTCCATATGCTTTAGCAATATTCATTAAATCATACAGTCTATATTCTCCTGTATCTTGATTTTGCCAGTAACTCATTCTGATAATTTTAACAGATTCACTATTTTGTACCGCTAATTTTAACGCTAAGTACTCATTACCATTCTTCGCTGTCTCTACTGAGATATCCTCAACTAATACTGTATAAACTCCTTCTGGTGTAACTGTAAATCCTGTGTTGTAACTCATTTTAATTGCCATATTAATTATTCTCCTTTAATTTATAAATATCCTCTAATTTTTGCTTGATGGTAAACCCATCCAGGCTTGTAATTTTTTGCTTTTTGAATTTTTTGTAAATCTTGTATATTTTTAACTTCAGAAAGTTCTGGAATATACTCCAGTTTAATTTTCTTAATGTCTCTATACTCTATATCTTCATCAATAACATCAATAGTATTTTCTTTAATTTCCTTGACATATCCACAATACTGACAAGGATTTTTAATGGTTTCTGCAACTGATAAGCAATTAATACACATCTGTGAACGGACAGTAGGACGTTCGCTTTTCGGTTTAGTCTCTAGACTCCATGTTCTTGGAGTATCTGGCAAACCATGTTCTTTGTAATTTTCAACCATATCAACAATAATAGCTTGCTTACCAGGTTTGTACCTCATGCACCTCATACTTTGTTGGATGAATAGTGATAATGATTTTGTTGGACGTAATAATATAACTGCGTCACAATCTGGTACATCAAAGCCTTCACCTAACACCATAACATTGCACAATACATTTACTTTTCCTGTTCTAAAATCATTAATAATTTGATCTCTTTGGTATTTATCAATCTTACTGTGTAAGGTAACTCCTCCTAACGTTTTCGCTACTATTTCAGAATGTTCTATACTGTGACAATAAACTATAGTCTTGCAACCTTTTAAATATTTATCGTATATTTTTTTTACATCACCTAATATTGATTTTTTAAAACTTCCCTCAATACTTTTATTTGAGTAATCACCTTTAGAAAGCTTTAATTTATCAACATCAATAACAGATGGTGCTAAATATTTAAATGGCGCTAGAAAATTGTTTTCTATAAGCCACTTAACATCTACGCTTTCTATCAGAATATCGTTAACATCTCCTAAACCACCACCATTAAGTCTAATCGGTGTAGCTGTAAAACCTATTCTTTTAGCGTTTGAGTAGCGTTCATATATTTTAACGTAAGAATTAGCTAAGCTATGATGGTTTTCATCAGTTACTATTAATTTATAATCAGTCCTATCAGAAGTTTTACGAACCTGTGTTTGAACCATAGCAACATTTACATAATTAACGTTAACCCCTGCATTGATAAGTGTATTTTTAATCTGTTCTTGCAATTCTTTAACATGAACTAAAAACAATACATTAGCTTCTTTATCCGTGAACATTTTAATAATTGTTGCTATGATTACACTTTTACCTGCTCCACAAGGGGCAACCACACAAGGTGCTTTGTGAGTATGTAAAGCTTGAAATGTATCTTTAATAATTTTCTTTTGATAATCTCTTAACACAAACATTTTATAAGCTCCACAATGTCTAGTATCTCTTCTTTAGTCTTGAGTGGTATTTCAATTTTTTTGCCAACATCTCTTTTAGGAAGCCACAAGACATAACCTGTGTAATTTTCGTAATTGTCTTCATCATAAGCTAGTAAATATAGTGATAATTGCAAACTGATATAATCAACATCTAATTTAGTTGTTGTTTTAATATCGTAAATGATATTCTTACCTATACCGTCCACTCGTCCACAATACACAGTTTTATAATTTACAAAAATCTCTTTTTCTATAGTTTCAAAATCTTTAATTTTCTTGTATTGCTCGACTGCATTTTTTTCATATAAATTAAGTCCACGATATTCTATACCATCTTCTAAGTCTTCTAAAATTTTATGTACTCTAGTACCATATACCGCAGCTTTCCTTAAAATGCTTTTCGGTACATCGCCATATTTATCACCTAAAATTAATTTAATACATTGTGTTACTGAAGGGACTACACGTCCCATATAAGAGTAAGTATGTGTTACATCATCATACTGAAATAGAGACACTTTCTTTTACTTCCGTTTCTTTTATGTAGTCTAAATATAATAGTGGATTATCTTCTTTAAATTTCTTACTGTCAAACGACTGTCTAATATAAGGTTTTTTCTTTACTACTTTATACTCTCCTACTTCATACTTTTCAGTATTCATCAGTAAGAATTGTTCTTTAATTTCTGATTCTAATAGTTTAAGTTCTAATTTTACTTCTTGATATTTTTTAAGTAACTGTTCCATAATTTTTCTAATCCTTCCTCAGCGAAATCTTCAAGTTTTTCTTTTTTGTTTTGTTTCAATAATGTACCTAGTGTTTTTTCAGTTAATACTTCAGATAAATTTTTAACTAGTTCTTCTTTAGAAAGTTTTATATTTTCTTCCTTAGGTACTAAAGGTGTTTCATCGTTATTATCTCGCTCGATTACATCTTCATTTTCTTCTATTTCTAAAGCGTTCATATATAAATAACGCTTAGTATATGTGTTTATCGCCCCTATGTTTTGCATAGTAAAATTATTAGCTATATTTTGGATAGGTAGTATGTACTTCTCACGTTCTCCACTTTCAAGGTCTACGATAACCAATGCCCCATGATCTTTATGAAGATTAAAGTGGCTATATAAACCTAACTCATTAAAAATTTTAGTAACAGGTGGTAGAATGTCTTTAAGTACAAAATATGTATTTCTAAAGTGACTATTCTTAGCACTCTTTTCTCTTATCTCTTTTAACCATTCAACACGTGCTTGTTGAAGTTTCTTCAACACTTTTAAATTATTACTCATTTATATTCTCCTTAATTCTTACGTTATATACACAACCGTTACGACTTCTTACTCTTCTTGCAAACTTACACATATTCAAACCAAACGCTGTCTGAGTTGGTACATCAACATTGTTATTTACACAAAAGTTTACAAAACTGTTGTAACAATCAGTAGCGTTAGTAGTGTAATTACTATCTATTTCAAAAACTTCATCAAACAAGAATAAATCTTGTAATCTCGTTGTATAAAATTCATATATATCTTTCGCTTCTTTATAACTAAAACCAATATCTTTGATATTTTTAATAGTCTTTGCGAACTCATAAATTTGCTCGTTCATTTTTTCTATACCTTATATATTCTTCTAATACTTCTAATTCTTCATCTTTTGACATTCTAACGTAAGCTTCACCTACTTCTGTGTCTGTATCTTCGTATGTAAATGTATCGTAAAAATGTGCTATATCATCAAAGATATATCCTCCCTCGTCATAAAGATATTTTAATTCATTTAAAACTATTTCTTTATTCTCCATAAGCTAAATCTCCTAAAATATCGATTAGTTCTTTACTCTCTTCAATAGTAAGTTCTTGTTTTTCTATTATTTCTATAAACCTTTCATTTTTAAATGGATTTTTACCAATTCTAGTTAAATTATCAACAGCCCCATTTATGTCGCAAATACCATTTTTATACAACGCTTGAATATTTCTTTTCCTGTTTAATAAGCGTTGTTCTTGAGAATTTAATAAGGTATGTAATTTACCAATAGTTGCTATCTCTTCTTTTTCGTTCAATAAATCATTACCTTGTTCATCAAGTAATTTAGCTTTATACTCCTTACCTAAAATAGAACTAAGTAAGAATACCGCTTCTTGAATGATTTTCTTAATATCAGTTGTTGGTTCATCGTGTTTTTTGCACAGTCTAAAATATCTTTTGCCAATATTCCCATACCAAAATGCTTGTTCACGAGTTAAATTAGCATCGTTTAGCAAATCTTTTAATATATATCTTGTTTCAAGTTGCAAACTATCTACTACCATTTCTTTGCCATCTATAATCACAGGAACATTTCTAAGTTCAAACTTGTAATGCTTTGGATTAGGTTTATTAATGTTTTCTAATGTCACTTGCTTTTTCCTCCTAAATATGTTATTTTTAAGTTGTATATTTTTGTAAATAGTCGTTTTTCTGAACGGCTATTTTTTTTATTATTTGTTCCCACTGCTTCCATATCCACCAGTTCTTTCTTGTGACAGTACTTCGATATTGTCAATCGGTAAAAACTGCATAAATATTCCTTGACCTATTCTTGTGTGCTTTTCAATAATCACTTCTTTATCGGTGATATTATCATATAGAAAAGTTATATGTCCCTCATTACTTTTATTGTTGTAAAAACCTTTATCAATAACAGCAACACTATTACTCATTCTAAGTCCGTATTTCTTAGCCATACTAGATCTAGCGAATAACAGAAGTACTTCACCATCATTCATATAGGCTTTAACTCCAGTAGGAATTAAATTATTAATTGTTCCTGGTCTCAAGACTACTCTTTCAGCAGCGTAGAAATCAGCACCACCATCACCAACATTTGCAATTACAGGTAATTTACCATCATATCCTTTTACAAGTTCAAATCCTCTCATTTTATTCTCCTTTCAGTTCTTCATTGTCTGGAAATGCATATTGACCTCGTTCATCTAATGTAACGAACGGTATTATTGTTACACCTAACAGTAATGATAATATTGTTTGCCAATCTATATTACTTAAAATTAGCATACAGCTTGCTATAACTGTGCAAGTCCAGTAGTATGTGTTGAATTTTCTACGTTTTAAATTGTCCATTGTTAAGCTCCTTTCTTCTGAGAATCATTATACAAGTGTAAAAACATCTCAATTCTTCCGTAATGGTATTTTCTTAAACGATCATTCACAATACGAATTAAATCATAAGAATTTTCTAGCTTCATAATCTCAGGTTCAATTTTTTTCAACATATAGTTGGTTATCTTAATTTTTTGAAATAATTCATCTTTGTATACCCAAAACTTTCGTTCAGCTAAAAACTTTTCGTAAGCTTCATCTTGTTCTGATGTGTTGAATATCATTTTAATCACCTTCTTTTAATTTATTTAAATCAATATCTAATACCATAGCTATCTTAACAGCGTTATCTAGTGTAGGACTAGCTGTGTTTCCATTAAACATTGAATATAATGTTTGTTCAAAAATACCTGTTTCTTTCGACAACCTGTAAATTGTCATTCCTTTATTTTTTAATTGCTGTTTAGCAACTTCGTAAAATGCTTTCATAATTCTTTGACCTTTCTTTACTTCCATGCTATAATATATTTGAGTATTTCCCGGAAATCTAAACCTTCTACTTTTTTATTTCTGTGAGATACATTCCTAACAAAAGGAGGTGAATTATAATGAAATATACTGAATTACAACAAAAAGAATTACTTTTAAAATATATATCTATAAAATTATCTAACGAACTAAATA